TTAACTGCAAAGCAGTCAGCTACAGTGAACACGTCGCCAGCTTTGACGGTGTCGCCGTTACCAGCGCCAGTGATGGCGATGGTGGTTGCACCTTCAGTGGTGACAGCAGCCGAAGTCGTGCCGCCGGTTGCGTCGCGCGAACCAGTGGTGAACTGCTTGATGGACTGCGACATATTGATTTCTTCGAAACCAAGTACGCCAGTACCCATCATGCCGTTCTTGAACTGCTTGCTGACAGTGTCGGTTGGGTTGAACAAGCCCTTCATGCCTTCGACCAAGCCAGCGTTTGCGGCTGGGTTGACGGTGGCATAACGTGGCGACATCACAGCAGCGTTTTCGTTCAGCTTCTGCTGTGCAGCAAGAAGAACAGCCGAAGTAGCTGGCGTAGTGCCGGGCGTGCCGACCGAGTTACCGATGGTTGCAAACGCGTTTGCAACGTCAGCGTCGATGCTGGAAGCAAGCTGCGAGATACGTGGCTTGAGAACGCGCTCTGCGAAATCATCCAACTGCATGGTCAATTCAGCAGTCGTGAAGTTGACGCCGATGTGCTTCTGGTTGGCAACGGTCAGCGTTGTGAACTGCTCGTTGTCGTCCTGTACCTGAAGGGCTGCACCGTCGGTGACAAGCGCACGGTCTGGAAGACGGATACGCAGAGTTGAGCCGATCTTGGCGCCTTCAACAGCAAAGCTGTCGTCGTACTGGCGGTTTACGTTACGTGTAAGCACGAGGTTGTTCTCAAGGATTTCGAGAGCCTTCCGCGTGATCATATCAATGGTTAAAATGCTATTGGACATGGGGTATTCCCTATTTAACGGTTACGTTGTGCCTCGTACTTCTTGATCTGCCGTAGCCGTTCTGCTTCGATCCATTCCGACGTACTCATCGTTTTAGTCGAACGAGGGTCGGTCGTATCGTACTGGCTGGTGCCAGTAGAACGTGCAGTGACAGGAGCAATCGGTGCCGGGGCGGTTGAAGTTTTCTTAACCGGCGGATTAGAAGCCAATCCGGCCTCAATTTTTCCGATTTCCTTTGCTTGCAAGATCGGGTTCAAGCGAGAAATGCGATCAGCTTCTTTGGGGTTGGTGCCTAACCAATAAAGCAGGTCAGGGCCAACGTCCGAAGACTGTATGCTTTGTGCCATGTAATCCGTGACAGGCAGGTTAGGATTGTAGGCGACTTGGTCGAAGTCGTCATATCTATCCCGCGCCGTTTCTTCACGGTCATGGTACTGCTCAAGCATAGCCTGCTGTTCTCTGGCGGTTGCCCGCCGTTCCAGCAACACTTCCGCTTTATGCTCTGCCAAGGCATCGGCATAATCTTCGTAAGTGTCAAACTGCTCAGGGACCAAATCGGCTGGGGCTTGCGCCGGTTGCCGAGACTGGGCTTCAGCTAGTTTCTGTGCTTGCTCTCGTTCCCACTTGCGTTGTTCTCTCGCAAGTCGCTTGCCAACAATCGCGTCCAATTCTTCTTGTGAGAAGGTCTTAGATGCTTCCTGTTCAGCAGGCGTTTCCGGCGTCGTGTTTTCTACAGGCTCGATTGCTGCCGTGGCTTCGAGTTCTGGCGCGGAGGCATCCGCTTCAATAGGAACATTATCGTCCATGTTTAACCCTTAAAGAGTTCCTGATGAGCCGCATCAGTACGGTTGGTGGCTAGACTACATCATTTGATGCAGCATAGCAATCATGTTAGTTAAGCCCACACGCGGTAAGGCACTGTAGGTTCAACGCTCAAGGGTATCTGATCGACGTAGAAGCCTTCTGTTGGAACAAGAGCCATCACATCTTGCAGGATTGCGTCGCCGTCCTCAGTCGCACCGACTTCGGTAGCAATGGTCTGCTCAGTGACAATGCCAGCCGCAATCAACGCAGCTTTCATGTCAGCTTCAGCAGGGGTTTTTAGGTATAAATCTTTCATACTATCAAAGCCTGTAGTTTGGTGCTGTTTTTAACATGGTCTTTGTCCTTTACTCTTTGCGCGCGCGGTCAAATATTTAACGCGCCGAGCAAAGGTTTTTTGTCGTACCCATCAAACTCGTAAGCAGCTAAAAGGGTGGATATATGCGCCTGATTGCGCTTAACAATCCGCTGCCAATCGGCTTCAGACATGGTTTGGGGTTTTTCTTTTTTTATCCACGATACAACCATCAAGGCTTCGTCGTACAGTTCTTCTGAGATGTTCATATACAATCCTTTAGATCGGCCACCATTTGTCAGTCGATTCTTCATATACAAATCGAATAATTTGACCCGCTGTCATTGACGCAGGGAACAATGATACGTCTGACGCCGCAGACCATGTTATTGATGTGATAGCCTCTTTGGTGTAAATCGACAGTGTCTGGCCTTGGCGGTATACATTTCCTACATACCCAAGCGTGACGTTGATGAGCGTCATTGTTCCCGTAGGCGCAAAGATCATCGCATCCGTGGAATTTAAAACACGATAGTTTATGCTTGTTCCGCCGGTAGGCGCTAAATATTGAACCGCTTTTCCGCCATATGTGCCAGAAGAAGCAGTCATAAAGCTGCTTACGTTGCCTATGACATCAACGCGCCGTAAATCTTTATCGGCGTCGGTTCCGGTATAGATCGCTTCCATTTTATTGACGCAACCATTTTGCCCTGGCCCTTGTAGCGACCAATTATTATTGGCGGCTGCAAACGGGTGCAGCGTGCCGGTCACAAGAAAACGGGGGTTAATAATCAAACTGTTTTCAAATGGCTGGAGGCAATATGTAATTTTGGTTGAGTTTGTGGGGTTCAAAATTACCGTCGGGGTAATAAGAACTTGGTTAAACCCTTGAAGCACAATCCCGTAAGGCGTCGGAGGCGTGACTGGTAATTCTTCAAGTGACAGGTTTAAGTAGGTGATATTCTGCCCAGTGCAGACAATTTGCCCGTCTGTAATCAACCTTGTAAATGTGTTGTTAAACCCGCCATGTTCTATGACGCGCCCGTCCATGCGGAAAGTGCAATAAAACACGTTGTTTGCAGTATAGGCCTGCATATTCAACGCTTGGTATGATTGCGAAATAATCATGTCGAAATGCGAACGGTAAATTGCAAAGATGCCAAGGGCTTCAATCTTGACAGCCGCAACAGTTGCAGACGCATGGCCTACGACACCGAAATTCTCTAGACGCAACGACAACAGTTGTCCGACAGTTGCGTCCGACAAGCAGTTAATTGCAGGCTGGTTTGGATCGCGCTGCAAAAACCGTGTGTTTTCGTAGCCGCCGCCGAACAGATTGACCTGATCGTATATGCGAAGGCCAGCAATAGAGTAGTCACCGGGAGGGCAATACACATATTTTGACGCCTGCTGCGCCGCTTGAATAGCTGCCGTACTGTCAGCAACACCTGTCGGGTCTGCGCCGAAGTCCAAAATGTTGGCGGCAGCGCCTTCGATCATTGAGTATGTTGCTTTAGTAAGGCTCATGTCGCGATCCTATTTTGAAAATGCTTGCACTTCGGCATTTGTTAGCCGCTGCGGATAGAAAGACAATTTTGATATATGCTTATTTAAGAAAAACGTACCGTTCAAACTACCAAGTATAAGGCTTGTTGGCGTAGTGGGGACGGCAGAAGTCGCGGATACTGCGCTGGCGCTTACTGCAAAGGCGCAGTTATTAAGTTTGTAAGCTATTGCGCTTGTGTAGGCTGCCCCAGACGATATGGTAACGGACGATGAGCCTGTTCCATTTATGACTGATGACACGGCTGTGGCCGATGTTTGCCGCACATAAAGTTCATTCCCGGGGCCTACTGCGTCAAATGGAACGGCCCATTGACCTGTGCTTGGGTTACCGCCGGTTGTAGCGCACACAAACGTCCCTTCACTGGCATTAAACCAACTGCTGAAGTTCGTCCCAGTCATACTCACAGCGTCAGGATTGCGTGTTATAGATGTGCCAGTGTTAGGTATAACGGAAGTAGGAAAAGCGCCTTGCTCCGCCTGCATCAATATAAAATACACAACGCTGCCGCCAGTTACGCTGACGCGGTATTGGTTCGACGAGACGCTTGACGCGCCGATAGAGACAAGACGTTGATATACCGACGTTACCGCAGGTGAAGTTCCGCCCGGTGTCCAAGTTCCTGCGTTTACGTCAAAAGAAAACGATCCTGATCCGCGTGCGTATGTGGAGAAAGCCCATGTGTTTGCGCCTAAAGTGATTGAGTTATTTACTCGCGCATAGAAAGGAGTTGTTCCGGCGCTGTTGTCGAGCTTGAACACTTTACCCGTGCTGCAAAGGCCGCTCAATCCGGCTGCTGCGAGAGCGGCGTCATCCGAAACAACGCTGAGAGAACCAGCCGCGTCTCCGAAAGTTGTCCACCCAGTTATGCCGGTTGGGTTTACGGAGTCTACGCCGCTTAGTGCGTTAGTCCGTTGCTCCTCAATCAGTAAGCCTTTAGGCGCAAGCGTGGTAGGATTGTAGTCAAAACGTGGGCCGTTAATCGCAGCCGTCTGAATAGAGCCGTTGCTACCAACAAATGTCCCTGTCGATGCGCGTGTAAATGTAACACGGGGGTCAAGAACACCAGTTGTAAAATCCAACGCCATGCGCGGGAGGACACGCTCAGTAGCAGTAGGGCTATAGGCAGGAGTAATCATTTATACCCCCGTCACACGGAACCAAGCCGCCCATGTGGTAGCGTCAATGGCTTTACGGAAATAAATGTCATCTAGATCAGTTGCGCTATAGTCAGGATAAAAGAACTGGATTGTAGCTGTTTCGGTATTGCTAGATGGTCGGCGCGTTTCGACCATACCGTTATCATTTGCGGTTACGATAGCCACGTTTTGATACCGCGCCTGAGAAACGCCGTAAGGGTACGTATTAGCCGCGTCAGAAATAGTTTTAAGGTTGAAAGTAGACCCTGCGAAGTTGTTTTGGAGCGCGCGAAAATTATGTGTTTCAGTGTTGGGGTGGTAGTTGTTGTCCCATATGTTAGTCGCAACAACCTGTGTGCCTGCGACCACAACAATCTCATTCGTGATAGAACCTAAAAACTGATTTCCTACGATGGATATTTCTTGGATAGTGTTGCCCACCAAGCCAAGTGACATATGGGACTGAGTAGCCCCGCGTAGAGTATTGTTGCGGAAATTAAGCGTTGTAATGTTGTTGCTTACCACCACAGGAACCGACACGTTGGAGACCAACATATTGCCGACAATGTCAATTTCTTTGGATGTTCTGCCAGATGTAGTGTTGTCCCCGATCAAAATACGACCGTAACCTGATGTAGATGCAAACGTAGAGTTGTCCACAATGGACAACCCATAAACAGAACCGAAAGGGTGGAACAAAATATGTTCACAGTCTGTGATGGTGTTGTCCGCTATGATGACTGCGTTAGGGACAGTGCCTAGCGTGTTACTGCAATACAGACTGACAGCATTGTTGGTGGCAAATGTGTTTCCAATAACAATGATGTTTGCCCAATTTGCGTTGGCGATATTGTCAACAGAGATGGCAATGTGACCGCGATTTCCGCCGCAGTTGCTGAACTTGTTGCCGCTGATGGTGACGTTTTTGATAATACCAAACGCGTCATCTGGCTCCAAACAAATGCAACCGGGCATATCGTTACGCGACCAGTTGCGGAACACGTTACCTTCGATGGTGGCGCGGTCAACGTCGATGAAGCTGATCGCATTGCGGCCACCAGTTGCGCCGTAAAGAACGCCATCGAATACGCAGTCGCGGATCACAACATCAAAATTGTGCCGCTCTGTCCCACCGCCTGCGCCGGAACCAATCAAAATTGCATCAGAGCGAGGCCCTTCAAAAAAGCATTTTTCGATAACAACACGACGCACACCGTTCATGCGTAGCAAGTGCCCATAGGTTTCGTTGTGACCAAGTGTAGCAACATCACCGAGGAACTTGAGGTTGCTAAACTTTACGTCGTTAATAAACGCTGAAGATGATCCGCTGTCAAAGTTAATGCAGCTACTTGCGGGGTTATATGAGAACCGCTTGATGATACTTTTTTCACCGTCGCCATAGACATTATAGCCAGTTCCGCTCGTAATAAGACAGCCGGAACTGTTGCCAGCATCCACACAATAAGTGCCTTCTGGCACATATATATTTGGCGCAGCCGTCATAGCCGCAAGAAACGCCGCAGAGTCATCCGTTACGCCATCGCCAACAGCACCGAAGTCCTTGACCGAAACATATTGGGCCAGTTTGGCCTCTACAATTGCCGCGTCTACCGCGCCGGTAGTTGTCTGAGCTGCGGTTGTAAACTTGACTTCGCCGCCGACGTGTACGCCAGACGTAAACGTCACGGTGTCGCTGTCCGTTTCCAGATAGCTGTCACCAACATATTGGTTCACACCGTCGATGTATACCGACAGCGAATTTGTACCGGGCGTGTAGTTGATCGTCGATAGGTTAAACACAGTCTGGCCGGCGGTGGCCGTGATGACTTCTTCCTGCACCGTGTAGTTGACGAAGTTGGAGTTGACGCCTGTAATGTTGTCGTAAGTGCCAATCAGGATGCTTGCGGCAGTCCCAATGACAAACTTGTACACCAGACCGTCAGTCAGCCAAATCTCGCCGCCCGGTACGCGTCCTGCGCTGTCCAATATGATAGGGTTGGCGTGTGGCGTAACGCCAGTCGCGCTGGTGTAAGACGTCTGCGGTGTGGTCGTGCCGGCTGCATAGGTGTAAATCTTGCCGCCTGACAAGATAACACCGTTGTTGTCAAAAAACTGAGCCGCGAACCCGCCAATGGGGGAAGGAGTTACTGACATTTATTACACACCTAAATTGCCGGCAGCCACAAATCGCGCAAGTGATTGTCGTTGCCGAGCCGCTAGTGCAGTAAATAATTTTGCCGTTGTCCGTTGCCGACAGCGTCCGTGCGGTTGTGGCTTCTGTCACAATTACGCCGGTAAGCATCTGTTGTACGGTAACTTTTTTGGTCGTGGCGCTCTGCACCGCCGGCAATTCTTCCGTAAGCGCCAGCGGAGTTGTGACCGCGGTAAGTTGCGAGATTTTCTTGTCGGCCATTTATCTACTCCAGCAGCAACAACCCGCCGTCCTCTTGGACGAGGTTGTCTCCAATTTCAGTTAACAAGTTGCCTTGCACGGTCGCGTCAGCGTAGCCAGACAGAAAGCTAATAATGCTTCCTAAGCCTAAAGCGATACCATTACGAAGAGCGCCGCCAAAGCCCATCTATCAGTTCCGGTTAATCGGCTTAGCGTAAACGGTGCCGCCTGTTGACACTTGGATCGCGCTCACGCGCCAAGGCGCACCAGTGGTGTTGGTTGGCAACACGAAAGGGATCGGCGTGAACGGCGGGATCGGCGTGCTGGCCGTCGTAGCAACAGCGCCGACGCCGACTTCGACGTAGCAGGCTTGGTCAGACCAAACGACTACGCCTTGCGCGCCGGGCGCCCATGCGGACGTGTTACCAGCGGTGCCAGTGTAGGCTACGCTGTACGCAGGGTAGTCAGCTTTGCTTAGTGGGTTTAAAAGTTCCATAACGCGTCCTTATGCGAGAAATTTCAGTTTATACAGCGTGCTGTAATACAGGCCAAAAATCTCGTCGATAATGTTTTGGATTGGGGTGCAATCCTTATCGACGACTTTATACCGCATTTCCATCAGTTCGTCTACTTGACCTTCAAGAAACTCGACAATGTTGTTGGTTTTCTTAGCCGACATGAGCGAAATAGGGCCAATTAGGCCATATTTGCCCTGATAGGCTTCCGCGTATTTGTCCGCCAAGTCGATGATTTCGCTGTAAAACTTCCGCAACGCCTTATGCTTTGCGTAGCTGCGTGTGTTCAGGTGCGTCGAGTGAGCCACATCACGCGCCAAAAACAGTGTTCCTACAAAATCAGCGCAACTCATTACATCATTCCTTCAGGCGATTGGCCGGGTTCTTCTGGCGGTGCCATTGCTTCTTCCATACCCATTTCTGGCATTTGCTGCATCTCTGGCGCCTCTTCCATGCCCATCTCAGGCATTGGTGGCTGCTGGGGCTGCATCATCTCTTCGTCCATCTGAGGCTGCTCACGCATCTCAGGTGCGCCGCCAATCAGGTCGCCTGTGTCCATCGCCGCTGCGATTGTGCCCATGACGATGTCTTGGATTTGCTCAGGTGACATACTGTTCTGGACAGCCGAAATGCGCTTCGTTTCGGCGTCGTAGGCGTCTACCTGCGCCTTGTACTCCTTGATGTCCACTTCGCGCTGCGCGACACTGTCCTGAACATTCTGGATGATGTCTGTCATCCGGTTCAGTTCTTGCGTCATGGCTTCCATCTGCTGCTGTGCGGCCATCATCTCAGGCGACTGATCGCCTTCCGACAATACCTTTGGATCGAGGATTTTCTTGAAGCGGGCTGCCATTTCCTGCGCGCCGGGCCAATCCATGTTCTTGATGAACAAATCGCCAGCAACCGACCAAAGTGCCGGGTTGGATTGCAAAATCTGGCTCATGGCGTCGAGGGCTTCTTGACGCTTCGTCATATAGCCGGGGCCAGTTGTGACCATGACGTCGTATGTACCAACGCCGGGGTTGTAGACCTTTTCGATCAGCGCGCCCATTTCGTCGCGGATTTCCTTTACAGGCTCTTTCTGCGTCGGGTTGAACTTGACCATGTCAACGTCACCGTCAACGCCGATGATGCGTGCGATGCGCTGCGTGTCGTAAATCTTCGGTATCAGGTCTACGATCTGGCGTGTGATGTGCCGGATGGCACGCGCAAGGTTGTCTACGTAGTGGTACGTGCCGACATCACCCTGCTTTTCACGCGCTACGATGGCCTTAGCCGACCGTTCGTTGCCCTGTTGACCCAGCGAGGCGTCATACTGGCCTGTGGTGGCCTTAATATCCTCACCAGCGCCCATTTTAGCCTGTATCAGACCTGTTTGGGGTAGCGGGGGTGCTGCACGCTGGGGCAGCGGCAAAACAGCTCCAGCGCCGTCTGTGACGTCTGGGTTGACTTCCAGATACGGCCAGTTGGTCGTATTGGCAGTCTTCCACTGCATTTCGTAGCCCTCGAACTGGCCGCCGTAACCGATAAACGGTGCTTTTGGCGCCAGCGCCAGCATTTCTGCTTCTTGGCTGGTCCAGTAGTTGTACATACGCTGGGCGTCCTTGGCGTTACGCACAAGACCAGAGATGTACAGCTTGCCTTCGACTTCCCATTCGGTCTACTTCGCGTGAGCGAATAGGCTTACCAAACATCATCTGCAAATTGGCGTCTTGCGGCGTGCCTTTAAAAGCTGTCTGATTGTCTGGATACAGGTTCAGCGTAGCTTTTTCATACGACTTGTAAAAGTATTCCGCGATGCGGATGGTGTCTTCAGCCAGCCACTGCGCCATGCTTTCGTTGCCAACGCCCTGCGACATGATGGTCGAGACAGGTGATGCGTCGGGGAACATACGCTCATAGTCGGAAATCAGAATGTCTTCGGTGACAAAGCACCATTCAGCGTCTGCGCCGCATGGGTCTTGGATCGTTGGGTCCATGTAGACGCTGAACGCGTTGCGGACACGGCCAATCTTGATGTCTTGGTCGAAACTTTCTTCGTTGCAATACTCAGTCAGCAGGCGGATATAGCCTTCGCCGTAGGTGACTTGGTTGTCGCAGGCGGTGTCATAGGCAACGTCAGCGTCTGACATATACTCGATGTGGCGCACCACACCGTTGAAAATCTCTGCTACCTGCACGTCAGCGTTGTCATCAGCAGGGATGACCTTACCGCTAGGGCGGTTTTGACGCTGTTCGTTGGTGACTTGACGGACGTGCTGCGGCAATTTGTTAATTGTCAGGCAGGGACGTGCGTTAATTGTCTGCCCTTGGACGCTTCCGCGGGTCGCCAGCACGTCAGCAGGCCACTGCCACTGGTTGTCAGGGCTGCCGGCCATAAACCGCAGGTCGTCCAGTTCGTCTTCACGGCTGTCTGAGTACGCAGCCTGCGCCATTTGCAGGCGCGACCGCATGGTCGCCATCTTGTCATGGTCGTCGCCGGTCGTTTTCGGCGCGTTAGAGCCTACGTTGGCGACTTTTCCTGCCGTGTTTATGCATGTAGGGTCGGCCATGTTATACCGCTGCTTTCATTTCGGCGTCAATCGG